GCTACATACTTTACACAAGATTTAAACATGAATGTAGCTGTCAATAGCTATATGAATGCAACAACCTCGCTCCTAGATGAATTACCATTCTTTGGAAGTATCCAAGAAGAACAATTGTTAGCACTGCGCAACATACAGCAATCAAATATACTTGGCGTAACAAATCAAGTCGGTGAGTCTTTGCGCATGAGCATTTCACAAGGCGTAAGCAATAATCTTAATCGCATTCAAACAGAAGATTTAATGAGAAGAAATTTAGGTCGTGACTTGCCAAGAATAGATACAATCATTACTAGCTCAATTGGTGTATATCAACAAAGCGTCATTGGTGCGATGGCAGAAGACTTACCTAGTAATACTTTATGGCAGTATGATGGTCCAAGAGATAATAAGAATAGGCCATTATGTCGAGAATATTTAAACAAACAACCACTCACGCAAGAGCAGATAACAGCTATTAATGCAAATGGCTATTATGATCGTGGTGGGTACAACTGTCGGCACTTATGGCTTCCCTTGGATTAAATCTTAAAAAGATACGCAATCTTAAGAAACTATTAGAGTTTCAACAGCGTGATATTGACGAGTTTGGACGCAAAATAGCTGAAACACATGTAAGACAAATTCAATCTGGTCTCGATGCAGATGGTAAAGCATTTCCACAATATACATCAAGTTATGCAGTGCGTAAGGGCATGGGTAAGATAAAAGGGCAAAAGTCTAGGCAAGTTGTACCACCAAACTTGACATTAACTGGAGAAATGTTAGATAGCTTTAAATATATACGTGGTGAGGGTGGTAAAGCAGAATTATTAATTGAATATGGCATTGAAGATGGTAAGCAAGCACAGAAGTTAATTGACAATCAAAAAGGTGTATTTACACTTAGGTCAGGCAAGAAAAAACGTAGAGCAGATAAAAAGCGTGTAGTCGCTCGCCCTAATAAGATAGGGCCAATGGTTGAAAGTTTAATTGCAGCAATGTTTGCAAGTATCATAGCTAGGAACATTACAAGAATTTTAAAACGCCAAACGGTAATAACCTATGAAATATAGGAGACAGTATGTCTGAAGATAATGTGCAGAGCGCACCTGGTGACAAACCATATGTCGAGCGACCACCAGTAGAAAAAGCAGTTGCTCAAGAGGTGGCGGCCGAACAAACGCAGGATCAACCAACTAACCCTGAAGTTGGAGATTTGATCGCAGAGTCAAAGAAGTATAGGGCGAGAAGTCAGAAAGCAGAAGCTGAACTTGCACAAATGCAAAAACAAGCAGAAGCTCAACGCATTAAAGAGTTAGAGGCCAAAAAAGAATGGCAAACTCTTGCGGAAGAGCGTGCTGCTAAGATTGCAGAGCTTGAGCCGGTAGTGGAACAAGCAATGAAAGAAGAAGCAGATATGCGAGAACAGATACTTTCTGATTTTAGTGTAGATGACCGTGAAGTGTTTGGAGACTTGCCAATGGCAAAGCTACGAGCATTACATGGTAAAATAATTCAAAATCCTCGCATACCTATTGCGAATAATCCTGCTGTTCCAGCAAACGAAGTTCAAGAAGATTGGACTGCTATGAATGATAAAGATAGAAAGAAAAACTGGACTAAGATTATTGATGGGTATAAGCGAATAAAAAAATAAGGACAATAAGTTATGGCTTATACTGCTTTTAGTGGAGATGCAACTCAAGGTGCAGCTACTGGTGATTTATCAGGAGCTGGACACGTAGATGTATTTATCCCTGAACTGTGGAGCGATGGTATTTATCGCTACTTTGAGAAGAGCTTAGTTTTCAAACCTTTTTTTGATGACTATAGTTCTTTAGTACAAGGAAAATCTGATGTACTTCATATTCCTACAATCCAAGAGGTTGCAACTTCTAGAAAAACTGAAAATGCTGGTGTTGCTTACTCTGTAAATACTGAAACTGAAATACAATTGCAAGTCGATCAGCATATGTATGCTGCAAAGCTATTTGAAGATATTGCAATGATTCAGTCAAACGAGCAATTGTTTGACAAGTATGCTCAGTCTATGGCTTACGCACTTGCAAAAGCTGTTGATACAGAGATTGAATCCAAATTACAATCTTTGGGTACTACTCAGGATTTAGCTGCGAACAATAGCATGTCTAATGCTGATGTTGAAACAGCTCTTGGAACTCTAATGTCTAATGACATACCAAAAGAAGAATGTGCATTCTTTGTTAATCCATTAATCTTTGCTGATCTGTTGAATTCAAGAGCGTTTGTCGCTGCTGGTTCATCTGCTGGTATTGGTTTTGGTGCAGAAAATGATGCAATGAGAACTGGTGAAGTTGGTTTACTATTTGGTATTCCAGTATTCCAAAGCTCTTTAATACCAACTACTTCTAGTGACGGTATTGAAGTTGGGTACTTAGTGCATAAGAGTGCAATCGCTGTTGCGGTTCAACAAGATATCAGAGTACAGTCTGAGTATTCTGTTGATTATCTTGGCACTAAAGTTGTTGCTGATATTATTTATGGTACAGCAGTAACTACTAGTAACCATGTTAAGGGCATTGAGTTCTTAAACTCATAAACCACATGCAATCAAACTGGGCGGTGGCGGTTTGTCATCGCCCGGTGCAATATATGAAAGATACTTATGATTATACTTAATAAAGAAAACCACACCAAACATGTTAGCTCACGTGAAGAAGCGCAGAAGCTTGTTGATGAGGGTTATGAAGTAATTAAAAACAAAATCGGTGGACCTAAGATTGTTAAATCTGAGCCAAAGAAAAAAATGAAAAAGATATTTAAGAAGTAATACTCTTATTTATGTCTCGTTCACGGTCTGCTAATACCTTAGAGATGGAGAAAAAATGGCAACAAGTAATTTACATCATTATACCGCGCAAGAAGCGCTAAACGTTATCACCGCAGGCGGTGGCTATGATTATGTCACCAACGCCACAGTAAACTCACACGTATATGTAGCAATAACTGCTTTACATGTAGATGCAGTAGTCTCTGCAACAAGTTCAGATACAGACATATGGGATACGCTTTCAAGCGTGACAATAAAAGCAGGTCAAACTATTTATGGTCAATGGACATCTGTTACTGTTGCTAGTGGTGATTTTGCAATCGTACATAGGAGATCAAGCTAATGGCTAACCTACACAAACGCTCAGTTCAAGAGGCGTTAAATAGCACTGTTGGTGGCAACTGGAGTCCAAAGACTGCTACTGCAAGTGGCAGTAGTGCAAATGTTAATAATACTGTACATGTGCAGCTAGCTTCAACTACTGCTACAATCGGTGTACATAGCACCGTAGAACTTCATTTTAATTTTAGCGCAGATGCTGGTCAAGATGTCAGTGCTACAAATGATATGATATTACCAAAAAGCACTATGATGTACTTCACCGTGCCAAGAGGACTTGGTAATACAGTGTTTTTTAATCATAATAGTACATCAACTAGCACTGGTTCAGTGCGGATAGTGGAGATATAATGATTGGTGGAATGGGAAGTGCAGTCGTACCTGATCTTAGTCAGGGCGGCGAGATAGATGGTGATCTAGTAATAACTGGCGATTTTAAAGTTGAGGGTGCTGGTAGTTTTGCTTATGATGAGATAGTTGAAGGTACATTTTCAACCACTCAATTAGAGGTAAATGGTTCAAATTTTAAGTATATGGCAAATGGCTCTAATGCTAATCTAACTGTTACTACAAGTGGAGCTACAGTTAGTGGAACGCTTACGACTACTCAATTAGTGGCTAATGCTACAAATTTTAAATATATGGCGAATGGTAGTAATAATAATTTACTTGTAAATACAAGTGGGGCTACAGTTAGTGGAGCGCTTACTTCTACTGGAACTTTAAAAGTTGACGCTACTAGCGGAAATCATGGAATATTAGAATTAGAATCAGGAAGTGGTAATAATTGGTTAGTAGTATCTAGTGTTGCATCTAATAATTTAGATTTTTATCATGGAACTCCTGGCACAGTTTTAACTCTAACAAGAGATACTGCACGAGTCGGCATAGGCACAATCTCTCCAACTTATGGAAAATTAGAAGTTTATGGTAATGGTGCAGATACTACATTAGCAATACACGAAGATGGGGGAAGCCATAAAGCACAATTACATCTTAGAAGTGGTGGCAATGATGTAAAATTATATACAAACGCATCTGATAATAAATTTCATATAGACACAGAATCAGTTACAAAAGCATTTACTATATTATCAGATGGATCAACTGGAATTGGCACAGACTCGCCCGAAGCTAAATTTGTTATTGCTGGTAGTACAGATACATGGGATGGAATGGCAAAAATGTATCTTTATGATTCTAATTCCAATTCAAATAGTAGAAACTGGGCAGTAGGTAATGGTGG